AAGCTTGTATGGCTGAGTCAATCGAGCGGCGGGTCGATTATGCTCTTGGTATTCAGATAGAAGAAGAAATGCGGAACGCATGGATAAAGGCTCGGATTGATTCTATTCTGTGTCGCCGATTCTGGACAGATGTTATTGACCAATATATTAAGGCTAATAACATTCCAGAGGATAAACGGCGTTGGATTTATATTGAAGCTTCTGACGCCTTAAACCAGCGATTCTTTGGTATGAAAGCCAAGGATATTCGCCAGGAGTTTAATATCCCGGCCGGCAAGCTGATTCGTGATTATGTTAGTCCAGAAAATTTAATTGAAATTCAATTTGTTGAGCGATATGCTGGCATAACAGTTAATCAGGGATACAACCCTGTAAAAGCCCTGTCAGTTGCCATGGACTTTGCCGGGATAACTGAAAGACCATTTGCTTGACGTTTGATTGCTTGCAAACCCCCTGGCGATCGCTGGGGGTTTTAATATTGATTACCCCAGGAAGCAAACCATTATTAAATAAGGTTGCGCTTAAATCCCCCTGGGGTTTCCTGTTAGAAATCGTCCCAGCCGTGGACTGCGCTTGACATATTATAGGAAGTGACTTGAGCCTCAAAAAAATTAGCTTTAGTGCCCGCTTCGCTCCCCAAATCCGCAACCTTTTCCAGGTGCTTATAGGGGTTATTTTTTTCTCCGTATATTGTAGGCAATCCAATGGCCCGGAGACGCAGATCAGCCAGGTATTCAGTATATTGTTTGATGCTGTTTTCCGTGATACCGAGGAAGTCCTGCCCGATGATATGGTTAGCCCACCGCACCTCCTGGGTGACAGCATTGGCGGTCATTTCTAGTACCTTTTCCTCGGAAAAAGTAAAGTTATTTTTTGCCTCGATTAGTATCTTTTGAAAAAGCAATACATGGAGCCTTTCGTCCCTGTTGATCTGTTTAATAATGTCAGCGGTTCCTCCCATTAAGTTCCGGGTTGATAAGACGTAAAAAGCGGTAAATCCATTGTAAAAATACAGCCCCTCTAATAAATAGTCAGCATAAAGGGCATAAAAATAATCCTCGTCGCTTCGGGTGTCCAAATATTTTTGATAGTAGGCCAAAATATTTTCGCAGCGCTCCCCCAGGATTTTGTCTGTGCGCCAAAAGTCATAGATTTTATCCCTTTCTTCTATCGGTAAAAGAGCCTCTACCACATATTTATAGGATTCCGAATGGATTCCCTCAAAGAAGCATTGTTCCTGTACGCAGTGGCGAACGGCGGGAGCGGTCATAACTTCGCCAAAGCTGGGGAGCATAGCCTCCTGAACTGAATCTAGGTATATCAAGTAACCCAGGATGCCATTGTAGGCCCGCTGCTCCCCGTTCATTAAATTGCGGTAATCGTTAATATCCCCGGTCAAATCGGTGCGCTGGGGTATCCAGAAAAACTCCCGCATCTGATTATAAATTTGCAAGGCCCATTGAAAATTGGGGCGGTCTAGGAGCATCAGATTGGTTGTTTTGCCGTTCCAAAGCTTGATGTCGTCATCGGTGGCGGTGGGGTCAAACAGGGGCGCTCTTAGCATTGTTCCACAAGTAAACATTCCCCATATTGTAGGTCTGGGGACACAAAAAAGCCCCTGGGTGGGGGCTACGCTAACCATTTGCTGAATCCTGTTACATAATCTCTTTTAGCCTGCTCTCCAGCTTGGCTTTGCGGCGCTTCAGTAGCTCAATGCCGAACTCCTCGTCAAGGGATTTCATGCGAATGTCAACATCGGGCAAAGCCTCAAAGTTATAGAGGAGGTCTAGCTGAATATCCAGGTATTGTTTAATCTGCTCTACCACACCGGCCAGCTCCTCCAGAAGTTTAATTAGTTCCCCGTCCTGGCGATCGCTGAACCCATGTTGAGCAACCCATTTGTCAACCTCTAGCTGGGTTGTTTCTCCCTGGCTTACCTGCCAGTCCAGAAACTCCATGCAATGCTTTTTTAGGATATTGTCTGTGGTGGTGGGGTCGTCTTCCCGTGGGGACATATCAAGGCGTCCGGTGTAGGTTTCCCCGTCGGGGTAATGAACAGTGAATTTTAGCTTGATGTAACCGCCATCAAGCACCGACTCCCGGTTTGCCAGGTAAATATCCGTGATGGCATCGTGAGCCGTTTTAAAGGTTTGGAACTGGGCGCATTCCTTGTAAATTTGCAAACCCTCTGCCCAGTGGATTGTGATGTAGGTCTTTTTGGTGTCAACTTCCTCGCCGGGGAGCAATTCAGGCTCGGGTTGGGGACGGGGAGCTACGGGCTGGGCAGTGGCCCGCTCTAACTTTCGCTCAATGTTAGCTCCGGCGATCGCCCCGGTTTTGCTGTAGCTTTTCAGCGACTGGTAAACTTCGTCCCCTGTGTAGACGTGATAACCATCATGCTTGACATAGTAGCTCTGAGTCCAGTTGTCGAACTCCAGGGTATAGCCCTGGGGCAGTTCAGGGACAACGTAGGTTTCAATAAACTCCCGGTCAGCCTCATCCATCCACCGTTCCAAGCGAATCTCAACTCCGGTGCGGTGGAAGTAGTCAGTCATCATGTCCGACTTGTCTTGCAGGGTGTGGAAACCTTTAACAACTTCCCACACTTCATCCTCACAGGGCTCGCCCGCCCATTGGACTTTGATAACATCCGAGCAACTAACCCGTCCGGTGGTGCAGGAGAATTTAATTTTTTCGCCCAGGGCTTTGAAGTAGGCGGTCAATACTTTTTTTACTTCTCTTGAGGTGGTCATAACTGGCTCCGTTTGTGTATATGTACATAGTAACATAAGTCTGTAAGATTGTGCAACAGATTTGACCAAAAAAGGCGTCAAAGCTATACGGGGTAAGGCTTTCAAAAAATTAAGCGGTGCTATAGAGATCTTTATAGGAGCGCTTAATCGGTTTTGTCGGTATCCGTCATGGTTACAACGTTGTGTTACTATGTGAGTGTACACAAACGAGGATATTGTTATGCCGAAGGAAAAAAAGGTAGTAGAGTTAGATCGCCCATGCCGTAAATGTGGATCCGTGGACTTCTCCCCCCATGGCACGGAGCGAGTGATGTGCCGTAACTGTGGGGCAACCATGGTAATTGTCCCCAAGAGAATTGGCCGTCCTGTACAGGGGGAAAGGAAGATGACTAATGCCGAGCGCCAGCGACGGTATAAGCAGAGGAGAAAAAAAGCCCCTCGTTAGAATTAAGAAAACGAGGTTTTCATGGGCAGAAAATCAACGAGAATCCAACAACAGGGCGGGCGCAATGCTCCGTCCTTTTCTGTAGGTAGCAATCTAGTCCCCATTAATCAGCATTGGCAACAGCCCCAGCACTTTAAAGCTCTGACCGCCAATCATCGCCGCATGGTGCGTTCAATCCACGAAAACGACATAACCATTGTCCATGGCTGTGCAGGGACTCTCAAGACTTTTTTGGCCCTGCAAACTGGGTTGAAATTAATCAAGGATCGCCGTTTTGAGAAGTTCATCTATGCCCGACAAAATATCCAACGGCCCAACGAAAAAGGTCTGGGCTTCAGACCGGGGGAGGAGTCGGAGAAGCTGTCGCCATTGTTGAAGCCCATTGAGGATAACCTAGCGGCGATCGCCCCGCCGGGGGAGATTGATTACCTACTGCGAACCAAACGAATAGAGGGCACAGACCTAGAAATGCTCCGGGGGCGTTCCCCTCTGAATGCAGTTATTCACCTGGACGAAGCCCAGAATACCGACCTAAACGGATTGCTTTGTGTAATGACCCGGCTACCGGAGTCTTCCAAGCTAATCCTCACCGGGGACTTCAAAGGACAGCGGGACATTGATAGTCGGGAGTTTGGGGCTTTTGCCGGGGTCTGCCGGGAGTTTAAATCCCACCCTCGCATGGCAGTGATCGGTTTTGCCCAGGACGATATTCTCCGCAACGAGCTAATCAAGGATATTTTGGAGGGCTTTGACCGCATCAAAGCGAAAATCTAAAAACAACAAACCTCCCCGCTCTGCCATCTATGGGGGAGGTTTATCGTGTACTGGCACTAAGGAGAGTGTCTGTGGATATTGTAACGTTTGTGGATCACAAATTCACGAAATGGCGTTTGGCGATCGCCTACAGGTCTAGATTGAGTTGCCGCTGGTGAACGTGCTTGGCGATCGCCGTCTTAACCAGAAAAACTTCCATATCAAAATTGGAGATCAGGTAGTCGGTTAGTTTCTCTGCAACATCCTGGTCAAGTCTTTCGGGGATAACCGCATCAAAAATAAACGCCTCGGCATCGTCAACAAACCGCTGCCAGTTTTCGGGGATAGTCAATAGGTCATCAAGCCGTTCATAGGCGGGCATCAGGTAATCCCTGATTCCGGCTCTGGTCAACTGGGCCATAATTGGCTTCAGGATAGCCTCGGTGATGCCCAGCAAAATTAGGGAAAGGAGAATTGTTTTCATGGTTAGAAAGGGGGAACAGTAACCCAACCTAGGTCAGGTAAAAACTCGTATTGGTCAGGAAGATTGGCAATGCACGACTCATTGAGTGGACGGTGATTTTCAAACCACCATTGAGGAGTGATGTTGTAGTAGAACCAATCGGGGTCATCAATAACTCCGGCCATCAACTGGCACCATCGAGCTAGGGAAGTAAGGAAAATATACATGGTTAAAGCCTCGTAATTTTTACTGGAACCCGGCCCTGTTTGAGCGGGGCAATTCTTTGAAAAGCCGCACGTGACAAGTCAATTGAGCAGTTGCCGCACCTGTCGGTGATGACCACCACCACCGATTTACCATTGCGGCGATTTGTAACCCGTACCCTTTGCCCCAGGCGGTAATTATTGCTAGCGGCGGTCATAGCATTGGGGTTGTATGGCCTGCCGTTAGCCTTGGTTTTTCCTGCCAAGCTGTTGTGGTAGTAGGTAGCGGTCTGGGCGTTAACTGGGAGGGCAATTAATAAAGCAGATAAAGCAATTAAGATTTTCATTTTCCTAGGGTGAAATTTTTGTCAACGGATACCACTTTGACGGTGTGGCATTCACAGTATGTTGGCAGTCCATCAACGGACTCCATTAGCTTTCTGCCGCATGGATGGGCGCAGTGGTATTCCTCCCCATTCCGGTATTGATTGGTTAGCTTGCTGGTCAATTTTGATATAGGCCACAGGGTCATCTTTTGAGTGGAAAAGTTGAATACTTTTGCTCACAATTACCTTGGCGTTATCGTTGGGTAGAATCCCTGATTGAACCAGGGCATCTAGGATGGAGCCGAGGATATTATCTAAGTCTCCCCGGCGACTATGTTTGCCCAATAAAACAACGTCAACGGTTATGTTCTCCCCGGTTAATGGGCAGTATTGAGCGGTCTTCAGGATAGCTACGGTGGAAGTCTTCCAATGCCTGTATTTCTCTGGAAGATAGCTTCCCCATCGGTTGTGCCGGGGTCGAGCCTTCGGCACTATCTGACCGGGCAATGTGATAATTAGAGGTTTTTCTATCACGGTAAATTGTGAATGGTGCTTTTCGGACAAATTTCTTATCGGCAAAGGTTTCCGATTCCTTAATTTCCAATGTTAAAGGTCTGCCATTTTTGAAGGTTCTGATGATAGGAGAGTTAGGCATATCCCAGCGGTGGCGGCGATTCTCTCCTAAAGAACGGTAGTCAGGATTCATGCTTTAAAATAAATTGGATTGTCAAATATTAACCATGAAGTATCCAGAAGCTCAGCTAATCCGCATTGACCAGATTAAGCCCTACGCAAAA